TCAAAAGACTTGTAGGGCTTACAGGAACTCCCGCACCGAACGGACTCAAGGACATATGGGCACAGATCTACCTGCTGGATCAGGGAGAACGGCTGGGAAAAAATATATCGGCATTCAGAGAGAGGTATTTCAATTTCTACAGGTACGGGAACAATCCGTACGGCGAATACGAACTTAAACAGGGTTCGGACAAGTCAATCATGGACAGGATAGCTGACATATGCGTGTCCATGAAGGCGGAAGATTATCTTGAACTGCCTGACGTGGTCGACAATATCATCAATGTGGAGCTTGATGCGAAAGCAAGGAAGCAGTATGAGGAACTTGAAAAGCAGATGATACTGGAGCTTAACAGTCTTGAAGAAATAACAGTCGCAAATGCGGCAGCACTGTCGAATAAACTCTTACAGTTAAGTAACGGAGCCGTGTACGACGAAAAAAGGAATGTACATGAAATCCATAAATGCAAGATCGAGAGGTTCATGGAACTGGTGGAGGAACTCAACGGGAAATCGGCACTGGTGTTCTACAGTTTCAAGCATGACCTTGACAGGATGAAAAGTGCCCTGGCCAAGTCGGGACTCAGAGTGAGGGAGCTTAAGACAGTGCAGGATGAGAAGGACTGGAACAGCGGAAAAATTGATATCCTGCTTGCACATCCCGCAAGTGCGGCCTACGGATTAAACCTTCAGGACGGAGGGAACCACGTAATATGGTTCGGTCTTAACTGGAGCCTTGAACTCTACCAGCAGGCAAATAAAAGACTTCACAGGCAGGGGCAGAAGGAAAAGGTTATAATCCATCACCTTGTGTGCGGGAACACACGTGACGAGGACGTCATGAAGGCACTGCAGAGTAAAGGCGACATACAGGAAGAGCTGTTGCAGAGTCTGAAGGCGAGAATAGAAAAATACACGGGAGTGAAAAATAATGGCCAGAAAATTAAAAACGAAAAAACTCGATAAGAAGGAAGTTAAAAAAGAAATACTGGAGAACGGGGAAGTACATATGTTCCTGTTCTCAGTCTACAAAACGTCGGGATATCTACTGGACAGGTTCAGACTTTTCAGCCAGCTTGGACTTAACAGATACTGTCCGGAACCGAACTCCGAACTGGACATGAAGAAAGTCAAAATTAAAAGCATGGGCAACTACCCGATGCTTGCAGATTATGAAGGGCTTAAAAGTCTGATTGAACAGACAGTCAGGATGACGTTCCTTTTCCATACCCCCGAAATGAAGAAAAAATATAATTTTGATAATAAAATCTACCATGACACGGGGATGCATGCACTGTATGACGGTTTAAGAGGTATTTTTGATAAACATTACAGCGAAAAATGGAAGGACGACCTTCCGTGTACCGACCCCGAAGTTGCGGAAGCCCTTGAAACTTTAAAAGACATCATAGTCAACTTTAAAGTGGTTCAGATGTTTACTGACAAAGACCTGGATATAGATGCGAGGTTAAGGAAATATTCAAGGACTTTAATCACAAAATTTAATAAGCATTTCCTGCCATACACGGCGGAAATAATAGAGAGCGGGAGCTAGAAAATGGGAAAGGTTTATAAAAGCTGGACAACGGGGGAGATAGAAGACCTGAGATATCTCAGAACCGTTGAAAGGCTTAGGATCAGGGAAATAGCAGAAATCCTTGAAAGGAGCGAAAGAACCATAGAGGAGGCCACCTGCCGTTACGGAATCAGGATAGAGGAGCCCTGGAAAGAACAGGAACTGGAGCTACTGAAAAAGCTTGTTTTTGACACCGACAACAAAAAAAAAAGAAATTGCAAGGAGACTGGGCAGAACGGAAAATGCAGTAAGAAGCAAAATGGTAGAAATGTTCGGGAGTTCAGGACTGACAAAACTAAGAAATGAAAGTTTCTTGAGCATGGCAGAAACTAGATTCACAGAAACGGAAATAAAATTTCTTCAGGAGTTCTACTACACAAAGGGGGCAAAAGAGTGTGCGAGAATACTAAAAAGAACAGTAAACTCGATCATATTGAAAACAAAAAGACTGAGAAATCAGGGAGTTGAATTTGAAAAAGGAGGAGAAAACGCGTTGAGTAGAACAGATGAAAACATTAAAAGTCCTAAGCATTACAAACTTGAAGGACTTAACATAGAAAGCATTGATGTAATCAGGGCAACACTTGGGAAGGAAGGCTTCAAGGCCTTCTGCAAGGGGAACATCATGAAATATTTAATCCGGGCGGAGAAGAAAAACGGACTGGAGGACTATAAAAAGGCCCAGACTTACCTGAGCTGGTATCTGAAAGAATGTGAGGAGGAAAAGAATGGAAGCACTAAAGAAATTTGATATTGAAGAATTGCTTAAAAGACAGGCGATGCTGGATAAGAAATTTGATGAAAAGGAAACAGCTAGAAAAAGAACTGCAAAAAGAATAAAAGTGGCATATCTTGCAGAAGTAGGCGAGCTGATACAGGAATTAAAAAATGACTGGAATTATTGGAAAAACAGTACAAAGAAAATTAATAAGCAGAGAGTACTTGAGGAATTGTCGGACTGTTTACATTTTTTATTAAGTTATTTAAATTTAGTAGAAAAATACTGTATCGATAAAATCGATTATGAAATCAGGGACATTGAACATGCATTAATCTTTCTTAGTGAAATTGAATGGTTTTTCAACTCTCGGATATACGCTGTTATGGAGTATATTTTTAATTACGTAGGTGCAACGGAAGAAGAGTTTTTACAGGTGCATCATGAAAAATGGCTTAAGAACATGAACGAAAGGACAAAGGGGGAATACTAATGGCAACGGCAAGAGCGATAGCAGAGGAAGTGGCAAAGATTCTGAAGGAGGACAAGGAATTTAAAATACAGAAAAACTTGACCCCGTTTCAGAGGACAGAAAAATTATTATACGAGCTGAAATATTTAAAAGGGGCCATAGAGGTTAAACGTGAGAGGCTCTCAGGCTTACATAATGCCCCTGTCCTGCTTTCGAAAAAGGAAACAGGTGTAAATGTTCAGGCGACCAAAAAATATCTCTCAGAAGTCGAAAAAATCGAAAATATGATAGAGAACTGCGAAAACGAGATAAAAAGACTTGAACATGTTATAAGTATGACGGAAAATGCACTAAAAAACATCGAGGACGATAGATATTATAAAATTATCGAATTAAAATATTTTGAAGAAATGACACTTGAATATGTTGCAGAGAAATTCAAGGTGGACGAAAGGACAATAAGGCGTCAAAAAAACAGGCTTATCAACAGGTTGAGGGCATTAATTTTTTCAGATAATGTGATACAGGACATAATGAATTATTAAAAAAAATTAATGAAAATGTCCGGTTCGTGTCCTTGTATAAAAATTTATATGTGTTATAATAGGTTAGAATGGAAATTTAAGGTTTTAGGAAATCCGAGATATTTTTTGCCGAGGCGGGATTCATGAGCCATACGCCTGGCTATCAGAAGACAGTTTAAAAGCTGTCTTTTTTATTTTTCAAGAAATGAGGTGAAGTAGCATTTGAAATTAAATGCAAGACAGAAGGCTTTTTGTGAGTACTATGTAGCGTGCGGAAATGCTACTGAAGCCGCAATAAAAGCAGAATACAGCAAGAGAACAGCTAGAAGTATCGGGCAAAGATTGTTGACATATGTTGACATAAAAAGCTATGTTAAAGAATTGATGGATAAAGCGGAGTCAAAAAGGATAGCATCCGCAGAGGAAGTTTTACAAAATTTAACATCAATGATGAGAGGAGAAATACAGGAGGAAATTGTGGTAGTTGAGGGAGAGGGTGACGGAGTTTCTTCTGCAAGGATAGTAAAAAAACAAGTTTCAGCCAAAGAAAGAATTAAAGCGGCTGAACTACTGGGAAAAAGACATATTCTATGGACTGATAAAACTAATATTGAAGGAGTTCTACCTGTGATGATAGTGGGTGGGGATGATCTTGAAGAGTAGGAAAATCGTCAGACTGCCTGAGATAGTCGGGAAAGGGTATAAGGACTTCTGGAACTTCAAGGGCAGATACAAAGTCGTGAAAGGGTCAAGGGCGAGTAAGAAAAGCAAGACGATTGCTTTATGGATAATCTACAGCATGATGAAGTACAGGGGTGCGAATACCCTTGTTGTACGTAAAGTTTACAGGACGCTTAAGGACAGCTGTTATTCAGATTTAAGATGGGCAATTAACAGACTGGGCGTACTTGAATATTGGGAATTTAAAGAAAGCCCGCTTGAAATAACATATAAGCCCACAGGGCAAAAAATACTTTTTAGAGGATTTGACGATCCACTTAAGATAACTTCAATATCGGTATCAGAGGGAGTTTTGTGCTGGTGCTGGTGTGAGGAGGCATACGAAATTAACAGGGAACAGGATTTCAATATGCTTGACGAAAGTATTAGGGGTATTGTGGAACCACCATTGTTTAAACAGTTTATAATATCATTCAACCCCTGGAATGAAAGGCACTGGCTCAAAAAAAGATTTTTTGACGTCGAAGATGAAAACATAATGGCAAAGACAACAAACTACATGTGCAATGAATGGCTTGACGAAAGCGATAAAAAGTTGTTCAAGGACATGAAGAAAAACAACCCGAGGCGTTATCAGGTTGCAGGACTTGGCAACTGGGGGATAGTAGAAGGGCTGGTGTATGAGAACTGGGAAGAAAAGGAATTTGACTGGAGAGAAATTTTAAATACAAAACAAAAAGCAAAAGCAGTATTCGGGTTAGATTTTGGATACACTAACGACCCTGCTGCTTTTTTTTGTGGGATACTGGACCAGGAACAGAAAGAAATTTATGTTTTTGACGAAATATACCAAAAGGGAATGCAGAATACAGCTATTTATAACAATATAGAAAAACTAGGATTCAGGAAGGAAATTATAACTGCCGACAGTGCAGAACCAAAGAGTATAGAACAATTAAGAGGTTTAGGGCTTCACAGGATTAAAGCATCTAAAAAAGGAAAAGACAGTATTAACGCAGGGATACAGTTTATTCAGGATTTTAAAATTTATATCCATCCAAGATGTGCGAATTTCATAACGGAAATAAGTAACTACAGCTGGGACAAGGATAAATTTGGAGAGGCAATAAATAAACCGATTGATGACTTTAACCATCTCATGGACGCCATGAGATATGCGCTGGAGGACTATATGAGAAATAACCGAATGACCACGATTAATAAAAATATACTGGGGGTGAGATAGGTGCAAATTACAGTACTGGAAAAAGCACTATGGGACTTTTTAGTGAAAGACTTAGTGAGATTACAGAAACTTGAAGATTACTACACAGGGAAGCATAAAATATTGGAAAAGCAGGACAGGCTTAAAGATAAACATGACAGCAAGCTTATCCACAATTTTCCAAGCTATATAACAACAATAGCTACGGCTTATTTTATTGGGAAAAATATAAACTATAAGCTGTTAAAGGAAAATTTAGTCAATGAATATGAGATGGTGGGAAAATACTTAGCTACGGAAGAAGAACAGCAGTGCAACTTTGAACATGCGGAAAACTGTTCAATCTTTGGATGTTCATACGAGCTGTGGTATAAAAACATAGACAACACGATAAACTTTAAAGTATTAGATCCACGAGATGTATTTGTTGTTAGGGATAATACGATAGATAAAAATATCAAATATGCAGTCCGTTGGAGCAGAGAGAAAAACGAAAATAATGAGTATGCCTATACTTTGGAGATTTACGACGAAAAAACTGTGACTGCCAGCACATTCACTTCCGTGATGGATTATAAAGGGATTGTGTTAACACCTCAGGCACAGGGAGAAACCAGACTGCATGGATTTAACCGGGTACCGCTTATTGAATTTGCTAACAACAAGCGGAAACTGGGAGACTTTGAAAAAGTAATCACATTGATTGACGGCTATAACGAGGCAGTGTCAACATCATTGGATGACATGAAGGACTTCACGGATGCAATCCTTGTACTGACTAACATGCAGGGAACAGATGAAGAGGATATAAAAAGTCTGAAAAAAAATAAAGTAATGCTTTTGGGAGAAAATGGAGATGCTAAATGGCTGATAAAAAATGTGAACGACACATATTCCCAGAACAATAAAAACAGGTTGAATCAGGACATACATAAATTTTCTTTTATACCAGACATGCAGGATGAACAGTTTGCAGGGAACAGTTCAGGAGTGGCACTGGGGTATAAACTGTTGGCACTGGAGCAGTTATCTGCACAGAAGGAAATGTACTTTAAAAAAGCTTTGAACGAAAGATTGGAATTAATTTTAGATTATTTTAATTTAAATTTAGTACCGCTGGACATACAGAAAATATTTACGAGAAACACTCCTGAAAATTTAGTCGAGCTTTCCAATGTGATAACAAATTTACACGGAGTTGTATCACAGGAAAGTCTGATATCCCTACTACCCTTCATTGAAGATACTGAAGCGGAACTGAAAAAAATCGAAAAAGAAAATCAGACTGAACAACCTCTGGAATATAAGGGGCTAGCAAATGAAGAGTAAGGAATACTGGGAGAAAAGACAGCTTGCAAGAGAAGAGCTGTCATTTGAAAAAGGTACACAGGCATATGAAGATTATGTGAAAATACTTAAGGAAAGTAAAAAGGAAATAGACAGCAAGATAGCACTTTTATATGCGAGATACCAGGGCGAGTTAAAAAAGTTAGGTATTGATAAAATTCAGGCCAATACATTACTCCGTGGTGCTGAACATAAGCAATGGCGGTACGATATAGAAAAATATGTAAAGGAAATTGAAAGGTTGAAAAAAACTAACCCAGTTGAATTCAGGAAATTGTCAGTTGAACTTGAAACACTGGCATACAGGAGCCGTATCAGCCGACTGGACAGCTTGAAAGCCGGGATTGACTACGAACTTATACAGGCTGGAGAAAAAATTAATAATAAAGTGACGGACACACTAACAGAGGTGTATAAGGACACATACACATCGCTTACTGAAGACTTGAATTTTAAAAAGGGTGTAATCAGCAGTAGTGTAGTAAAGAAAGCACTGGAGAACGAATGGAGTGGAGCCAACTATTCAAGTAGAATATGGAGTAATACTGACAATTTGGCAAAAGCGATAAAAAATGAAGTGGCTATCGGTCTAAATAAAGGACTTAATTACAGGACTATGTCCCAGAATATAGCCAAAAAATTTGAAACAAGCTATAAAAATGCTGAAAGGCTGGTAAGAACCGAAACTAATCACATTCAGAATCAGGCAACGCTTATGGGATATACGGATGCAGGAGTTGTTAAATATCAGTTTTTGGCGGTACTGGACAGCAGGACAAGTCATACCTGTTCAGAGCTTAACGGGGAAGTATTTAAGACGGAAGATGCAACAGAAGGGGAAAATTATCCACCGATGCATCCGCACTGTAGAAGTACTACTGTACCATACGAATATGCTGACATTGAATCAGATTCAGTTAACGAAACACCAAAGGATGAATTACAGAACGATGAAAGTGATGGTGTTTTTGCAAGAAGTTCGTTAAGTGAAGATGTAAAGAATGCAATTGAAAAGGAATTTGGTAAACTGAACAGCGGCGAGGTTATTCTGAGAGATGAAAGATTGGAACATATACGAGAAAGACATCCTGAAATTGTAGATGTGCTTAAAAATAATTATGTAGAAACAGTGAATAACCCAGATTATGCACTTAAAGATTACAAAAATACAGACACGGCACTGTTTTTAAAAAAAATTGAAGATTACAGCATAAATCTTGTGGTAAAATTATCAGCCTCAAACTCAGATAAAAATATGGAGAATTCGACCATAACAGTTTACAGAGTAAGAAAAAGAGAGGTAAAAAGGTTACAGAAAAAGAATAAAATTATATTTGACAAAAAAGATAAAAAGAGGTAAAATTATAATGAGGACGGAGAATGTCATACCGTCGCCCCTCATGTATTTGAGGTAGGAGATATAGGGACTTGACACCTATCGGTTTAATGTTAACATTTTAAGATAATTCAGGAGCGGTTTAACGGCCGCTCTTTTTGTTACCTAAAAATACAGAAAGAAAATTTTGAAAAAAAAAGCTTGACTTTTTAGTCGGCTCATAATATAATTATAGTCGGCTAGAAAGTAGGTGGAAAAAATTTGAAAAAAATGGGAAGACCAAAAAGTGATAACCCAAGAAATAAAAGGCTGGAAATAAAACTTACAGAAAGTGAAGATTTAGAATTGAAAAAATTATCTGAAAATCTTAAAATAACAAGAACGGCTATTATTTTGAAAGGTATAGATTTGGTTAAAAAAGAACTTAATAAATAAAAAAGCCCTCTATTAAGGATTTAAACAAAACATAGAGGGCTAAGGTAAAATACCTTCTAACCAATAGTATTTTACCACAAACCCTCTTAAAAAACAAATAATTTTAGGAGGAAATTTAATGGAAAACATTATGGATTTAGTAAAAATTGAAAGAAATAAAAATCATGGGTTGGTTGTCAGTAGCAGAATTATTGCGAAAGGATTAGGGAGAAGGCATTCTCATGTTATAAGAGATTTGGAAAATATACTTGAAACCTTCGTAAATTCAGAAAGCCCAAATTTGGGTTATCTAATTTTCCCCAATGAATATAAGGTCTCAGGACAAAAAAGGGAGTATAAAGAATACCTCTTAACAAAAGACGGATTCATATTATATATGTTCAATATTCAGGGGCACAATGACTTCAAAATGGCATATATCAATGAGTTTAATCGGATGAAAGCAGAACTTGAAGGGGAAACGGTACAGCCTGTTAAGGTAAAAGGTCTGACATTCAGAGGTGAGAGGGTCATCACACTGACTAAACTGGCAGATATGATTGATATGGATAGGAATACTATACGGAGCAGGCTGGATAACAGGACAGTCATATCAGGAACGGATATGGTAGAATTTAAGCAGGAAAATAAAATCAGCAACTGTTTATCGTGCGTTACCCTGCTGGATGCAGATGAAACGGCGGGGGTCCTGGAAAAACTGAAAGTTCCTCAGGAATCCAGGGAAGAAGTGATGAAGTATTTCACTCCTGACATGAATTTAATCAGAAACAGCAGGCACTGGAAAAGACTGAATGACATGCGAAATGAGATGTGCACGGCCGCCAAGGAGCTCATGGATGAAATGAAGAACATAGACAGGAGCATTGAAAAATTACATAAGATAAAGAATACTATCCTTGGAAGTATACAGATAATGAACTATGATATGCATGAGCTGGAAAAATAAATATCAGAATAACAAAGGAGAGATTAAAACCTCTCCTTTTTTATTTGTCGTACTGAGGGACATTAAACATCTGGACAGAAAATAATAGTCGTACAGGACTTTAAACAGGAGGGACAGTTATGTCAGAAGAGATAAAAACATTCACTCAGGATGAAGTGAATAAACTGATTGAAGAGAGAGTTGCAAGGCTCACTAAAAAGTTTGAAAGTGAAAAAAAAGAGCTGGAGCGAAAGTACGGAGAAACAATTGAAGATTATGAGGCTAGAATTAATAATGCTAATCTTACTGCAGAAGAAAAGTATAATAAGAGCCTTGCTGAACTTCAAAAACAGCTTGACAATTCAAATTCAGAGCTTGCAACTATGAAAACTAATGAGTTGAAAAAAGCAGCATTAGGGAAATATAAAATTCCTGACAGTTTCCTAGGAAGTATTTCTGGGAACACAGAAGAAGAAATTGAAAACAGTGTGAAATCTTTTTCCGAGAGCCTATCCAGCTACCTTAAAACACAGAGTGGAGGAGTACCGAATAGTCTGAATGGCGGAAGTAACGGAGAAGAAAATAAAAAAGATACAGGACTTGAAGCATTTGACAAGGCTTTCAGTTCTTTTTAATTTAAAAAAGGAGATGATTAAAATATGGCAATGGTTTATACACAGATTTTTGCTGATAAAATTGATGAAAGATTTACAAGTGATGCGGTATCACAGAAAATAGTGAATAATGATTACAGCTTTGTAGGAGCTAAAACTGTAAAAGTGACATCAATTAATACAGTTGACAATAAGGATTATAACAGAAACACAGGTTACGGGAATGCAGATGTCTTAGAGAATTCAGTTCAGGAAATGACACTGACTAAGGACAGGGGGTTCAAAATACTGCTGGATAAAATGGATGAGGACGAGACAAAAATTAAGGCAGGGGAAGTACTGGCAAGACAGTTGAGGGAGAGAGTAATTCCTGAGATTGAGAAGTACAGATTTGAAACAATCCTTAAGACCTGCGACACAAAATCACAGACAGTAACAGGACTTGCAGCCAACAATGCATATAACAAATTTTTGGAAGCACAGGAGAAATTAAATGACGCGGACATACCTCAGAACAGAATTGCTTATGTCACGCCTGAATTTTTAACAAAACTGAAAAAGGACGAGAACTTCGTCAAGGCATCAGATATCGGGCAGAACATAAAAATAAACGGATTAGTAGGAATGGTTGACGGAGTGCCGATAGTAAGGGTCACTAAAAAATGGATGGAAATTAAAACAGGGGTAGGTGGAGCTACAACTAAAAATTATGGTTGTTTAGTCGGGCATAATTCAGCAACGGTTGCTCCTGTAAAACTGGCTGAGTACAGAGTGGTTACGGATTCTGAAAACTACTCAGGTACTCTGTTCCTAGGTAGATTTTATTATGACTGTTTCATACTGAATAACAAAGTAAAAGGTTTAGTTGCAATTGAAGCGTAGGTAAAGTATGGTTAAACGCCATACTTTTTTTATTTTGAAAAGGTGGTAGAATTGACTGAAATAATTGATAAAGTTTACGAAAAAATAAAAATTATATCCGATGTAAGTTTGAATGAAGTAAAAACTAAGCTTATCATTGAAAGTGTTATCCAGGACTGCATCAACTATATGAACCGTGAAGACTTTCCGGAGGAACTGATAACTCCTACTGCCGTATATATCCATAAATACAACTTTGATAAAAACAGAAATATAAAATCTATGAAAAGCGGAGATAGACAGGTTGAATTTGTCACAGGCTTAAATGAGGATGCTGAATTCAGAAAAAGTTTGAACCGTTTCAGGAAACTTGGAGTTGTGAAATAAGGAGGTAAAAAATGCTTAATGAGTTTTTTAACACGGACATGATTACAGAAGTTAAGAGAAATAAAAAAACTAAAAACGAGCATGGGTTGACAGTTCAATCTTGGGAAGTCGTTTATACCAATGTTAAGTGCCAGTTAAGTGTAGGAATTTTGAGAGCTACTGAAACTGGAATTATAAACAGTTCCAGGAACACATATAAAATACTGGTCGGAAATGATGCCGACATAAAACAGAATGATATCCTACTGGTAAATAAGGGCGGTATAGAATATAAATTTAAGGCTGGCAAACCAATAAAATACACTGATTTTATAGAACACCAGGAGGTAGCAGTGGAGGAAGTGGATAAAAATGAAACTTAGCGGAGACTGGGAAAAACTGGCGAAAAAATTAGAAAAACTTCATACTGATACCCCGCAAAAAGTAGAAATGACACTTAAACAGGTTGCCGAACAGACAATAAGAGAAGTGAAGGAAGAAACGCCAGCAGATACAGGTCAGTTAAGAATGGGCTGGCACAGGGAAAACGGTGATGGTTTAAAACAGATAATATACAACAATGTTGAATACGTAAACCATGTTGAATATGGACACAGAGTGGTTTATTACGGTAAGAAAACAAACAGTGTAGTACCTGGAGTATTTATGCTGAAAAAAACAATAGATAAATTGGAGCCTGTGTTTAGGAACAGCATAGGGTCAACAATAAAAGCGGAGTTTGAAAAATAATGGAATTTATGGACTTTATAAAATCATTAAGCCGTAAAATAGACAGTTTTACGGGTAAGGAAGTCGGAATTGATAACATAAACAATTTAGAAAGACCTGCGTATTTTATTCAGGTTATCGACTATAAAAAAGAGTTTTTTGCAAATCATAAAGAGAAAATACACATCAGTATTGATATTGTATACATCCCTGAAAATGACGAGAATAATAAGGCAGAAATATATAACGCACTTGATAAGTTGAATGATATGTTTGATGTTAAGGGAAATAAGATCTTGCAGATTAAAAACAGATTCCTGACTTTAAAAAACGAGAACATGAAAATAGTAGATGGTCTAGGTCATTATATTTTTGATTTGGATTTATTTGACGTGTACGGAGAAATACCAAAACAAGATATAGTGAATGGACTGAAATTAAATTTTAAATAAACAGGAGAGTGATAAAATGGCAATAGTGGGACAGATTAATGCGAGCCCAAGCATTAATATTGAATTCAGAACACTGGCAACGACAGCTATCCAAAGAAGTGAAAGAGGTACCGTGTGCCTGATTCTGAAAGATAAGAAGGCTACACAGAAATGGTACACTTTTAAAACAATAGCGGATGTTGAATCTAAAAACTGGGATGCAAAAAGTATAAAATATATCAACTTGGCTATGCACTACGGAGCATTTAAAGTACTGGTCAGAGTTGTGCAGAATGAAGAGGCTATGGATAAAGTGCTGAAGGATTTAGAAATGAGAAAATTTAACTGGCTGGCTTATCCGGGAGCTATAGAAACAGAAGATCAGACAATCGTGAACTGGGTTAAGCAGCAGTTTGGAAACACTGGTATAATTGGTAAAACCATAAAATATGTATCAAGCTATGCAAATAATACAGACCACGTAGCTATTATAGAACTTGCGAACGGTGGGACATATAAGTCTATTTACGGAGATTTTACAGCACAGGAATATACAGCAGCGATTGCAGGACTTATTGCAGGTATGCCGTTAAACCGTAGTGCTGATAATCACATTATGAATGATTTAAAGGAAGTTGAAGATTATGAGCCTAAACTTGGTAAATTCAGTTTATATACCGATGAAGATGTAGTCAGAGTAAACTATGGAGTTAACTCTAAAACTACGTTTGACAGCACTTGGAAAAAGGACACAAGAAAAATTAAAGTCGTTGAAGGAATGTGCTTTATCGTAGATGATATAAGAGATACATTTAAAAAATATTGGCTTGGAAAATACATCAATGATTATGACAATAAAATGAATTTCTGTTCAAACGTAACAAAAGTGTATTTTAAAGAAATGTCACCGAATGTACTGAATGGGGATTATGTCAATAAAGTGGAGATAGATTTTGAAGCACAGAAAAGAAAAGTTATAGCAGATGGATTGGATGCGGATACTATGACAGAGTTGGAGATTCTGCAATATCCTACGGGTGATGATGTTTATTTAACAGGCGATGTAAGGTTTGCTGATACAATGGCATCACTTAGCCTGTCAATGTTAATGTAATTAAAAAGGAGCTGATAAAATGTCGGAAAATATAAGAGGAAACAGAACCATAACAGGAGCTTATGGAGAGTTATGGCTTGATAATGAAAAAGTGGCTGAACTGAAATCAATAGAGGCTAAAATTTCTGCTGAAAGAGCGGATGTTCAGCTGGGACTTTCGGTTGACAGTAAGATTACGGGATTAAAAGGTGAGGGTACCCTGACAATCTTTAAAGTTTACACGAGGGGTAAGAAAATACTTGAAAACTGGGCAAAAGGAAAAGATACCCGAAGCAGGATAGTGACATCAATTAAAGATCCTGACAGTTTAAGAGGACAGGAAGAGAGGGTGTCAATCGACAACGTCTGGTTCAATTCAGTTGAACTGGCCAAATTTTCAAGAGGGGAAATAGTGGAAGAGGAAATACCTTTCGGATTTACCCCAAGCGACGTAAGATATGAAAATTCTATAAAATAAAAAGGCGGGTAAGATATGAAAAATATATCAATAGAAATGTTACTGGAAAACAGTAAAAAGTTGGCCGAGAAAAAAATGGTAAAGGTAGAAGTGGCTGAATTAGGCGGAGTTTTAGAGCTGGAAGTACTGAACAGAATGGAAATACTGGACATTTTAACTAACGGCAACAGTACTGACAAGGATAGTGAAGTGGTTTACACTGCAGGAAAGATTTTTAAGGACGATAAACTAATCACTCAGTTAGGTTGTGAAATGAATCCGGCAGAAGTTGTGCCGAAAGTATTAAGCCACTCAACAATAACAGGTATTTCGGAACTACTCATGAAAAAAGCAGGGTGGAATGAAAAATTTACTGTTGAGGAAGTGGTTGAAGAAATAAAAAACTAATTAAGGGCGACTGGAAAGCAAGAACAGTCGCTCATTATTTAAATTGTGGCCACAGCTTACAGAGTTTAAGGGAACTGAGCAATTCAGACTTGTTATTCATGTTCCTTATGATTGGAGGTGTACCGGAGAATGAGTGAATATAAGTTAAGTGCCCTACTCGAACTGAAAGACAAGTTTTCAGGTACAGCACAGAAGGTAGGAAGCTCACTTAATGAATTAAAAAATAAGACTACCGGGGTAGCAGATAAACTGAAAAGCTCTTTTAACGGAGTAAAAGGGGCATTAGCAACTGTCGGAGTGGGTATCGGAGCGACTGCAGTAGTTGGGGTTTTAAAATCATCTCTCCAGTCTTATGCAGATTTGGAAGATCAGGTGAGAAGGAACAGGGCTATCATGAGTGCTTCGGCAGAACAGGAAAAACAGCTAATGCAACAGACAAGAGATTTAGGCCGTTCAACTAAATTCACGGCACAGGAAGTGGCAGAAGCACAGATGTATCAGGCAATGGCAGGTATGAAAACAAATGAAGTATTAGAAATGACACCTAAACTTTTAAAAATGTCAATTGCGGCTGGAAGTGATTTTGCCCAGACTTCCGATATAGTTACCGACAACTTATCAGCTTTCGGTATGTCGATAGGTGAAGTCGACAGGCTGATGGATGTTATGGTTGCGACAAGTAACAATGCCAACACTAATGTGCAGATGTTAGGGGAGGCATATAAATACGTTGCAGCAAGTTCAAGGAATTTTGAGAGCTTTGAAAATATAAACATTCTGTTAGGAGTACTTGCGGATAATGGAATTAAGTCAGGACAGGCTGGGCGTAATTTGGCCGCAATTTACAGAAGACTTGCCAACCCATCAAAACAGGTGGCGAATGCTCTGACCGACCTTAACATACAGCTTTATGACCAGCAGGGTAAGTTCAAAGGATTAAAAACAATATCCGATGAACTGAAGAAAGCTACAGCAAATCTTACCCAGGAAGAAAGAAACAGATACTTGGCAATAATAGCTGGCGGAGAAGGTATGAAAATACTTGATTCCCTTATGGGAACTACCGAAGAAGGATATAACAAGGTGGCTAATGGTGTAAGAAATGCTAAAGGTGCAACGGATAAATTCGCCGATGAAATGAGTAACACAACATCAAATAAGATAGCACAATTTGAATCTACGTTAGCTCATCTGAAAATATCTATAGGGGAGGCTTTTGCACCAATAGCAACCAAGTGGATGGAAGACTTTATGAAAAAAGTTGAAGAATGGCAGAAGACAGGAGCGTTAGACCCTGATAAACTGAAAGGTACGGCCGACGGAATAGTAAAGGCTGCGGAAATAGGAATGCGTGGAATTGCTGGAGTGAAAGGTGCAACATGGGGGGCTTCACTGGGAACGGCAATTGGAGGACCTGTAGGAGCCGCAGTAGGAGCCGCAATAGGTGGAGCAATAGGTTATTTTACGCCGGATATAGTAAAAAAACTGATAAAACCTAAAGATGAAAAACTGGAAAAGGAAAAACGGGATGCGATAAATAAGGCATTTGATGTTTCTTCAAACACAAACCGGTACATGAAAGGCAGTGGTTACAGTTACATGGGCCACAATGTGGATCTGAGGACAGATGCGGAGAAAAAAGAAGAAGCAAGAATCGCAAGGCAGAAAGAATATGCAAGAAAATCATATGAAACCATGCCCGTGATAACATTGGATACAAGAGCAATACAGCAGATGCTTGGGATATCACAGCAGAATCTGGCTCTTACACAGCAGGACAAAACAGCACAGTTAACCAGTGCGATTAGCCAACTTTTATCTAAACAGCAGAACAGCAATCCTTTACAGCCACTGGACACTACAGCTATAACCAATGCCCTCAGTACCGGGTTAAGTCCTTTAAATGGACTACCTAATCTTTTAAATAACAGATTAAATATGATGCAACCACAACAGCTGATACCCCAGCCTGTATCCGTGGAACAGATTATTAATCATGAGGCCAACGCACAGATAGCGGCACAATTATCAAACATAACCATAAATGATACAGCTAAAATTGAGAGTATAGCTAAGCAGATAGCTGAAAAAGTCAGTCAGAATACATATAACACCATGATGTCGAATTTACGTGCACAGATTCAGGCGTCGCAATAAACAGGAAAGGAATTTTATAAAGTTATGAGACCAATATTCATGTTGCTGTATGACACGGAGCCATTTATTTTCACAATACCGCCATTAGACTTTAAAATTACAAGCAGTCAGAACAGTGAAGTTGCAAAGATTTTGGATGTTGGGGAAGTGGCACTGATAGGAGAAAGAAACATAAAGAAAGTTAGCTTTTCCACGTTTTTACCTACTAAAAAATAAAAAATA